CAATTATTGAGTGTGGCTTTCCAAAATTCTTGAGGATGATTGGCTTTCATATAGGCCAGTTTCCATATAAGTTGGGCATAGGACAATGCATGGGCCTTACAGAATCCATAGTGAGACAAATTGGCGAGCTTTGTCATAATTTCACGCTGTTTGTCTCGTGGATACTGCTGAATTTTGGACTTGAACTCTATGATACCCTGTGTATCACGTTTGGCAAAGGCTCGTCGGTACTTATCCGCAGCTTCGTCGTCAATATTGAGATATTTGCTAATAATATCAATAGCATCGTCGTCAAAGATAATATGGTCGTCAAAGTCAATTGTATCAATACATTGTCTGGCATCCATGGCGGCTGGTCGTATAATCGATAGGCAGACGGCTAATCCATGAAGGTCCGTGGGTTTGACTTGTAGAAATGCCTTGCGTATAAGCGGAGATTCTGCCAAAATAATACCAATATTATCACCGCGATGAAGCATATCAAAGGTGGTTTTATCGTATTGAAATTCTTCAAACGGAATCGGTTTGTATTTATTAGCCTCGTAACATTGACTTAGGGCACGGCTAGACAAGATATCGATTTTAAAATTTTGTTCTTTGGACACGTCGTGTTTATTCATGCGAACTTGTTTTAATGCTCCGCGATTGGTTTGACTAATAGTATCCATAACCTGGTCCTCTGGAACGCCATCAGGATAATACACAATACCCCCACAATGAAGCGAGTAACAACGAAATGTGTTTTCTAAGGCTTCTTTTTCCTTTAAGATTGCCTGCTTGGTCTGTGGCGGAAGCTTGCTTAATTCCAGGGCAACCATATGTTTTCCAATAAACTTATGAATGCCGGCGTTGCGTATGGCTTGCCGCATGGCCGACTTGTCGTGATAATACACATGGTTGCTGATTCGTGCGACCTTGCCTGGCCAGGTCAAGCCAATTTTCATAAACACTTCGTCACGCAAATTATGTGGAAAATCCAAATCAATATCAGGCAGATTTTTGCGATATTCGGTAAGAAACCGTGCGAATTTCACGTTGTTTTTTACAGGGTCAATATGACTAATACCTAACATATAGCAGACCAATGACGACCCACATGAACCTCGTGTTACGTGTGGAATATGTTTGGTCAAATGTAGGATTTGCATGGCTTGTACCAAATGGCAAATAAGATCCTTGCGTTCCAACATATTTAGTTCATAATTTAGTCGCTCTGTGTAGGCTGGGTCATTAGGCGGTGTACGTATGAAGAGCGTTTTGAGCGTTTCTATGGTGTTGGGAAGCGGCGTTGGGTGTGACGGGGCCAGGGTGGGGGTCGTTGGGATGGGTTTTATCATTGTCAGGTCGTTGATTTTTACAAGTTTATTGTTTGTTACGCGTGTGTCATAATTATAGGACCAGGGAAAGACATTGGAAGGTAAGTTTAGATACTGGTTTAGATTGTTACAGATAGTGAGTGAACTTTTGGCACGCACATCAATCACCAGACCAAAGTCTTTTTGTCTGGCCTTGTCTATGCGTAGGACTCGTCCAATACATTGTAAGAAGACTTTTGGACAACGTTTATCGACTTTGTCCAGAAATACACAGGCGTCCAGGTGTTTAATATCTGAACCCTCACGGTGTTTCGCAGCACAAAACAAGATGGCCTTGTTTTCGAGTAGGTCAAAGTCCTCATAGGATTTGTGGGTACTTGACGGCTTACAGGTATCGACACATATAGTATAGTCGGTAAAGACGGTGGACCATAAAGTAGCCATTTGCGTACACAAGTCTATCATGCCACACCACACAATAATCTTTTTGTATTTAAGATTTGATGTATCGATTTGGTCTTTGACAAGATGGACAATTTCATTGTATTCAAGTCTATCATCGCACGAAAACCATTTAATTTTTGGTGGTACAATAACGTCGTCCATAAAGGCATCATAAATAGAATAAGATGTGATAATTTGTTTATAGGGTTCATAGGTCTGGTTAGGCGTGGCTGAAAATCCAATACATTTGGGGACTGTGGGTTGGGCCAGGGCGTGTTCATAAAACTCTCGTGTAGTTTTATTGACAATCGTATGACATTCGTCGTGAATAATCAGGTGAAAGGGTGTTTTTATTTTCTTGTACTTATCGCTTGATGTTAGAAACGCACGGTTAATAATCAGTAAAATAGGTTTGTTCCAAAAGATACCACTGTTGACACTATTGTACCAATCGGCAAGCTTGAACTCTGAATAATTTAGGACATTATAGGTTTTGAAAATATGGTCAAAGTCGCGATCTTTTAAAGTCTTGCGATTGAACTGTTCAATCAAGATAGACTTTTTTTCACAAATCCACATGACGTTGTGTTTTGGATACTTGTTATGGAAATTTAATATAAGATGCATAGCGATCCATGATTTGCCACTACCCGTTGCGTGATAATGAATACCAGACTGAAAGTCAGTTGATATTGTTTTATCAATCGCACGGATTTGATTGGGGCGTAAGTTCATAAGGATAACAGAATTATTCTTGTGAAGTACAGTATCAATTTTTATAAGTTTAAATATTTATGGCATATGCGTGAAGTTAATGTCTATTTAACAAATAGATGTTCAAATGAATCCGGGATTTAACGTATAGAATTTGTCAATAAAAAATATAGTTAATCATTTAATGTTATAGTATCATAGTTATCCCAATATACACGCCAAGATGTTCGAGTCGATTCATCACATGGTTCATACTGACTTGGTGATTCTTGACGAATCATACTACGTAATATAGATACAATAGCTGGATTTATAGTTCGAATATTTATAGTATACGACATACCAGCGACTTCATAAGCAACATAACAACATGATATATCAATACTATATGGTAAATGATCCGATGAAGGTTCATTTATTAATGTTAGATTAGCATCAACTACTTCATCCGCAGTAATTGTCTTTATTATAGTCTTTATTGCTTTTTGAAAATTATCAATATCATATGATGTTAGACCATTTTGTTCACTGAGCTGTTGAGCCTCCAATTGTTGTTTATCAATAGCTAGACGTTCGCGAGCACGCATAAGTTCTAATTCTTGTATATTGAGTTCTTTTTCATAATTTTCAAGGATAAGAAGTTTTTCATGATAAGAAAACATGGTTTGAATATTTATAATGACATGTGAAAAATATTTAATTTTTCGGATTACTGTATTTATTGTGGGTTTAAGTTGAAACGGTCTTAAGTTCACGAAGATAAATCTTCTTACCGTCACGAATGACATAGCAAAAGTCTAATGTCTCGCGATTAATCTTCTTGGACTTAGACAAACCATTGCTATACTGAAGTTTACCTATTGCATGAACCCAAAGACCAGGTGTATTGTAATGAGAATCATAGCCAGACTCTGTTGGTTTATATACACCACCAGTATATACGGCAGTATAAGGCTCATGACGATTACGAACATAGTAAAGCATTTCACCTTCACATAAATAAGAATTTGATGTAATAGGTGGTTGTAATGTTACGATTGGATTTACGGTAGGACTTGAATCGCATTTAGACGTTAATCCAAGAATAAGACGAATATCGGCAACGTTGCCAGTTATAGTATGATTGTTAATTGTAACAGTGACGGACATTTGAAAGGAAAGAAAAGATGATGAGAATATAAGTAAGAAAGTATGTGTTTATGCTCAAATGTTGGTTAAATATTTTTGATCAATTTCAATTTTTTCACTCATGTAATATGAATGATTCAATTATTTACATTCTAAATTACATATAAATTGGAAAAAAATTGAAAGGTTTTAATTGAAAGATTTATTATGTATCTTCTATTTTCAATAATAAATTTCCAATCTTTTTAAATCTTTTCTTCCTAATTTCCTTTCATAATCATGTCAATTAATCCTCCTACACGTAAAACAATAATAACTAATGATAATATAGCTGATTTAAAAAACAATAATTCAAAACTAATGGTTAGTGCCTTCATAAAATGTAATTTTAATAATAAAACTCCTAATCCTCACTTTCCTTTTAATCCACACACTCGCATCGGGTTATGGACTGGAAAAGATCCTAAATCAAAAGTATTTGAGGAAATTACTATAAATACAGAAACTGGTCAATGGATATATACATTAAATGATAATGAATATATTATAGGTCTTTCAGCACATGGTTTGCTTCTTGAAATGTCACGACGAAATATAATTTCGCCAAGTTCACAATCAATAAATTGGGATAAATTTTATGTAACAATTGATAATGGTGAACAATGGTGGCCTGCTCGCGAATGGAAATTCTTTATAGCTGAAATATTTAATATACCTATTGGTGTAGAAAAAGGTCGTCGCAATATAGCCAAAAAAATATAAAAAATAAAAATAAAATATTTTTCAATCAATCTTAATTTGGGGAAAATGTTTATAATCATCATTAAACATATTATGTATATGTAATGATACTTGTATCATATATATAGTGCCAAAAACTATAAACATACCTCCAAGAATTGATTGACTAATCATTAATGTTGGATTAATTACATACAAACGAAAAATAATATTGGTTATTTGTAATATATTACTAGTTAACATTCCGTACAATGGAAACCAGGATATCCAGTGGTTAAATTTACGTATAAAATGTACAAAGACATCCATTTTATCATTCATTAAGCATAAATAAAGATAAATTGAACTGCTTGCAGATAACATTGTTAACATAATAAATATTTCTAAGGACGCATTGACTAGAAAAAAGGTCGTAATAACATTGTTATTAGAGACTAACGGTGTATTAATATCGCCTACAGCAAACACACAAAACAAGCTATACACAACAATCATTGTTGATAAATAATTAATTATACGTGTCTTCACGTCAGCTACAGAACTATGAAGCAAACAACTTAACCATAATTTTTCACCACGAATGTTATGTGCTATGGCATAATTAAGCCGTAAAAAATACAAATCTGTTAAAGTAGACATTGTATTATTTAATAGAGATTTCTTTAGACTTTTAAAATTTAACTAAAGGCAATGTAGTGTTACATTTTAGAGTCTGAATCATATTCTTATTCAGAGTTTTTTTGGACTTTTTGAGGGTTTTACCTTTGAGATTCTTTATAGTTTCCGTTTTTGTACCCTTATTATTTTTTATACTTGTATGCTTTGTGGTTGTTTTGCCCTTACCGTTTTTGATTGTTGTGTACACTTCAGTTGATTCGTAGGTAAACATTTCTATTAAAAATCGGGAAATTTTTGAAAAAATGACATGTTACGGCTGATTGAATCTATGTGTGATAGCGACGTGGCGCAGCTGGAAGCGCAATAGGCTCATAACCTAGAGGACACTTGATCGAAACAAGTCGTCGCTATATTTTTTTAGAAAAATTGATAAGTCATGTCTGGTGGTTATACATTGATTAAAGATGAGTCCTAATAACCGTGAAAACATTATTTATGACGATATAATAGATATAACTACTAACAATGAAGTCTATACTATTGATGATCTACGAAGTCTATATAATAATTATAATATAGAAATGCGAAATCACCATATTCAGTCCGTTGTAAAACATATTAAACGTCGTATATTGGCAGCAGCACGTGTAGGACTAGAAAGCCATATTGTGCGACGAATTGTACGACTTGAAGATTGGCAGTCCTATGCTCGACGTGGTGTACTCAAAGCTAATGGTCTGCTTGAAAATGACTCTATTTCTGTTGAATGTATTCATACAATTCTTCAGAAACTACACACAATGTTTCCTGATTGCTATTTTAACCTTAATAGTAATGATAATACACTATTTATTGGCTGGACACTGTAAATGATGATAATTATATTTTTTACTTCATAGAATAGGACAACCATGGACGCCAGTATGCTAACTGCTCGTCGTAAAGACCGCACACTGCAGATTTGGAACATGGATATGCCCACCTATAAACACGAACAGGATGGTGATAATTCCGCTGAAGTCTATGTAGACCGTGTAGTCGGTGGATTACCCTACGTTTACAAAGGTATGCTTGTAGACCCAATTGTAAATACAATGCCACCACCACAGCCACCGTGCTTAATTGATATGTTAATCATTAATGGTTTATTGGCTGAGTTGAACTACACGGCAACAACAGCAAGTGGTAAACTTGGTCCAACAAAGTCATCGCGTTTGAACTATATATTTATGGCATCAGTCGCAACTGCTTTTAACTGGGTCAACAGTCCCGGTACTGTAACTGGTATACATGATAATTGGAATTGGGATATACATAATCCATTACCTGATATTAAACAGCAATATGTCTGGATGAATCATTGCTTGATTACAATTTTACCTGTATGTATACCTGGCTATAATGTTTCGTCATGGCTAACTGCCGAACAAACATTATTTGGCTGGACTGCTCAACAGCAAAGTGATTATTGGACAGCGGTCCAGGTGGCAGGCAACTTTTCTGCCTGGTTAAGTTTATGGACAAACTGGCATAATGGGCGTATGAACAATGACAATTATACATTAGCGACTGAGGCACTACCATTAGCTAATACACCGAATCGTTCGTCGTCGTTAACTGTGCCTACCTATTTAAATACCGCCGCAGTGACAAATTTTGGTGATACATCTGCGTATCAAGACAATACTAAATGGACGGCATTACAAATCGGTACTGCTCAACAAAATTATTTAACATGGAACTGGTATAGTATACGTACAACATGTGTATCAGATAATGACACTGCGTCGGTTGTTGCCGCTGCTACACCCTATTTTCCAGTTACGTCAACGGCTCGTTTGAATGATATTAATGCTCTAGTATCTGTCGTCAGTACATTAGATGATTACAAGAAGATTCAAGCCGAATTCTGGGCTGGCGGACCTAATACAGAATCACCACCAGGCATGTTTCTATACTTATGGGCTATGCATGCCAAAGCTACAGGTTACGCTCAAACAGATGGTAATGCCATGTTGATTTTTTCTGGTCTTGAATTGGCTACACAGTTATTTGAAATGAGTCGTATTGTCTGGCAAATTAAGGCTTCTTATATGCAAGCCCGTCCAATTCAGGATATTCGTCGTTTAATTTCAGGGAACATTACTGCGTATGATGGTATATCAAAGCCTGCAAATCTATGGATGCCTTACCAGACTGCAAGTTTTGTTACACCACCCTTTGCGGATTTTCCGTCTGGTCATAGTGCATTTGCCCAAACCTTTGCAAATGTCATGACCAAATGGTTTGGGCCAATGGTGCCTAACAATCCTGTGACTCTTACAAATCTACCAATATTATGTCCGTTAATTACTGGCGACCAAACTGGGCCTTATGGTTCATTTACTATAGCGGCCGGTGCAAGTCAAATACAACC